CGCATGTATCCAACATGCGTTCGTTATTTTGGGCATATACATTGGCCGTATTTTATGATATGCTTTTGCCGTTCATTTTATTATGCCATTGTGTGTGTGACCTATAAAAACCTACTTTTCCGCTAGTCCCTTGTTCATCTCTTTTCTCCCGTCTGGCTGTTATGACCCCTATATAAAGAGAACCCCTCCCCATTATCAGTTATCATTTACTAAGATCCAAAGTATTTTGACCGTATAACTGATTCTCAGAGTTTCAATATCCCGTCCTTTTCGCATTTGATTCTCTCCTCTCGTCTTTTGACGATGACCTATTATCTCCGAAATTTCCTTTATAACCTCTCCGCTGGTTATCCTGTTGCTTTTCTTAGGCTTGATTTCCCCCTTATATGTTGTTATATTGTAGAGAACAGTCCTCTCCCCCCTTCTTGTTTCAACTTCAGTTTACCTGACACAGTAACGCGTGATTCAGTTGACTTCATTTTGCCGGGAGTCTGTAGACACTACGTATAATGGTGTATTAGCTCCCTGTTGAGAGGAATTTTATTCCGGACCTATTAACTGTCTTATACCTTCTTTTCCCAAGGGGGTGTTTGGCAGGCAATTTCATTGCTCTGCCCTGTATTATATATTATAAAAATCCAAAAATATTTCTTTTCTTGTATTATATGTTGGCAGACGAAACGCAATCGATCTTATTACTTTCTACGCCTCTTGTCCTTCCCGCGTCTCCCGGAATAAGACTGGCTGATAGGAAAGACTATCCCAATACCCTCCCGCTACAACCACTTGCACCGCGTTTTAGCTCTCAAACATGGAATCTACTACTTCTAACCCTGTCTCTGACGTCGAGGAATTTGTTGGTGAAATAATTGACAGTGACTCTGCTGTTGATGTAATTTCCCAGCTTCCTGCTCTTATAGTCATGCCCCCCGAACCTCAATTTATGGTTGAGGACCTTGATGACTATTTTTATGTCCTTCTTCTTCGTTTTTACAGTTACTTTGCGTTTAAATTCTTTTCTGTTAATTGTCGCTCTGTTTTTGTTCAATCTTTTAATTTTGCCAAAGAGCATGGCTCTTATCAGTTCCTTGATATTGCCTGTTCCCGTTCTCATCTTCTCTGGTTCGCTTCAGTTCTCCACCATTATAGACTTTCACAATATATTGGTGAGTTACTTGACATCCCTGAGGAGCAAATTGCTAGATTTTTCCCCGACTTTGATTTTCAAATTCCTTATGGTCGTGCCGTATTTTGTTTTTGGCTTCTTCCTTGTCTTCACCTTGGATTTGTCATTGGCAAGATATTGGGTCTTCGAAGACAATTCCATGTCCAGTGGGTATTCACAACTACGTGCGGGTTGCCCTTCCCCATTTTCATTCCTCTTTCTCATGATTATGGTCTCCGCACTATCAACAACTTTTTGGTTGCACGTTGTGGATTCCCACTTATTGCCACTTGGAATGACCTGCTTTTTTCTCCTTTGCATGTCATTTACAATTGTTCGTTTACTATTTTGAACCCCAGTTTTGTTTTGCTTTATGTTTACCTTCAAATGATGCAGCCTGTGTTCCACGCTCAGGCCTATATCATGTTTTTTGTTATTACCTATACCGTCTTGCCCTTTTTGATTTGGTTGAACAACATAGTGCCCTTGTCGTACAATGTTGTCATTATTTCGTTTTCAACTACTGGTATAGTTGTCGGCTTTGCTACTACAACTCTCCTTTTCTACTTTATGCATTATTCGATACGTTTTCTTATCGAGTATTTTGCCCCTAATAGAGTTCAAATTGGTGCGTTTTTCTTTTTCCCCTCTCGAAATCTTATTCTTAATCTTGTTGAAGTTCAACAAGAGGATGTTTTTCTTGATGCCGAGGAAATGAGTCCTTCTATGGAGGAAACCCTCATTGTTCGTCTCGCTCAACTTAATAAAGATCTTCATCTCACCAACCTCGAACTCCGCGCCAACATTGGTTCCAAAATGCCTTCTCATGAGTTCGCGGCCCTGCTGCGTCTTCGTGCTTCCATTAAGAAGGAATTAGTGTACGTTACATCTCAACTTGGTCGTGAGACCTCTGTTTTCCGTAACCATAGCCCCGACCATGCTGATCCGCGCACTCCTAAAAATAAGTATGTGGTTCCTACCAATACTCCTACCCAACCTAGTGTTGGGAAACACAACAAGCCTGTTGATAAAAAGCGTCTTCAAAAGAAACTTTTTGATGCTAAAAATGCTGTTATTTCATACCTTGTTGAGGAGATGGAAGATCTCAAACTTAGAAATCATTCACCATATGTAAATGAGTCCTATCGCAGTACCCCTTGGTGGGGCACGCGTAAGGCTATATGGTTGTCCACTCTTGATATGTTCATGGACCATCATAAATTCGACCCTTTGGTGAATCATCAAATTCAATTGGCTCTTACTTTTTTCAATATGGATCCGACCTATGTTAATCTTAACATTTCTCGTAGTCCTGATAAGTGGGACCCTTTTGGAATTTTCCCCTTTACTGATGCTGTTTATCATGACCTACGTGAACGGCGTTCCAACACAAGTTATGATGTTGCTATGAAAGCCTCTTACCCTGACTTTTGTCGTGAGGTTGCCGCTCTCTTTCATCATTTCTTTAAGTTGGCTCGTAACGATGTTACTCGCAATGATTTTGCAATCATGTATGGCATCGTCTTTACCGTACCAACTCCACTTACTCACGACTATCTTACTCTTCGTGTGATGGCGCTTCGACGCTCTTTTGCCGAGCGCCTTATTGCTGCTAGGACCTTACGTTCTCAAGGCTTTTTTGACTCGATTATTAATACTGCTAGTGCCGTTGACTCAGTCAATGATACCATTCGCACTAGCTTTATGGATTTGACCAATCAAGTCAGCACGAAGATTAAAGATATTAGAGAGGGCATGCCCCCTAGCTCTGACATTGCCTACCTCATGGACTTTCTTAAGATCCTTGTTGTTGCATATGTTATTGCTTGGGCTCTCTCTTCCAAGCGCACTGCTCTTGCTACAGTCTTGTCCGTCGCCGCCCTATACATTTCCGACAATTTGCGATCCGTGGTCCCCCAGGCCCCTCTCCAGAGTCAGTCTCCGGACGATGCTGAGTTCGGATCAGCGATTGCGACTCTCATGACTACTGGCGTTGTTGCCGTGTTCAATCTCCCCAAGCTCACTAAGCCTGACATGTTTATTAAAGAGTTTACCCATATTGTTAAGCTTAAGGAGAATTTCGCAGAAATAGCGAGTTCTCTAACTATTGCCATCTCTAAGGTTGTAAGTTACGTTCGTGAACAGCTCTTTGACCAGGAGCCTATTCGCGTTGTTAAGAGCGATATCCCCGCTATTGACGATTGGCTTTCCCGTGCCCATGAAATGTACTTGCGTGACCGCAATTACCAAAGTTCTGGCACGCCAATGACCGCTGAGACCGCTGATGACCTACTTGCCCTTCAAACTGAAGGTGTTCGTCTTCTCAGTATTAAATTGCCCCGAAAGATTCAAGACCAGGCCTTTCGCCAAATCTCTGCTACCCAACAATTCTTGAGTAAAATGCAGAATCGATATGACCGCTTTGACTTTCGAGGTGAGTCACTTCGTCAGGAGCCGGTTATGATCTATATTGCTGGTCCCCCTGGTCTCGGAAAATCCGCTGCCATTATTCCTTTGATGCTCGCTATTGCTGCCCGCATTATGGAGCCAGAGGAATTTAAGCGTGTTTCTAAGAACCATAAGGACCTTTTTTACAATCGCCAAATCGAGCACCAGTATGCTGATGGCTATCGTGGGCAATTTTTTGTCACTATTGATGATTTCCAGCAACTTATTCAAGCTGTTGGTGGTACTGACAATGCCTACATGGACCTTATCCGTATGATGAATCTTTTTGAACACATACTTCATACTTCTCATGTTGATGAGAAGGGCAAGTCAGTGTTCCGCTCCAAAGTAGTCATATGTAATTCTAATTCCGAAACCATCTCTACCGACACCATTACCCATCCAGCTGCTGTTATTCGACGCATGGACTTGCCCTATATGTTATTTGTTTCCGACAAGTATTCTAAGGACCACGTTATGCATGATGGCACTATACTGCCTGGGTCCGAAGTCCCTCATGCTGAGAGGACTTTGGATACTTCAGGTATGGTTCCCGGTGAATATTACCCTGAAGCCTGGTGCTTTTATCCCTACACCTTGACGAAGGATGGGTCTTCAAAGATTAATTTCTCCAAGCCCCAAACCATGGATCAAGTCCTTGAGTCCGTGGTCACTTCTTATCGCCTTAAGCAGTTGAAACATGCTGGTCTCACTAAGCTTGTTAAACATGCTTCATCCGGACAGCAATTTGCTGATTTCAAACCCCCGCTCAAAAGCCAAGGGCGTTTCAAGAAACAACTTGAAGCTGGGTCTGATTTAGCAACTGTGGACAAAGTCCACAAATGTCTTCAAATCATTGGCCCACTGCTCCCTGAGCCCCCAGTTGATGAGTGGTTACTCAGTTATTGCAGTACGGCTTGCGATCTCATAAGTGCCTTCGGGCCCTCCCAGTCGATGGATTGGAGTGGCTTCTACGTATGGCTTGAGACCAATGCTGCTGAGGTCATTGAAGATATGCGTCATCCCACTGTTTATGACGTTTTCCATTTTTCTCTTGTTACCTTCCTCCGTGAGGCTCTCCCCGAGTTTCTTGAGGAGCGTACTTATTGGGAACGTTGTAAGGTGGGCGCTCAAGAGGCGTATCAAGTGGCTATTCAGGCTATACAGCCTCACTTGTCTAAAATTACTATCGTCACCTTCCTCCTTGTTGGTGCCGGAATAGTTAAAACTGCTTATGACTGTATGTTCCAAGACCAAAGTCGTAGGCCTGACGCCAAGCCCAACAACCGGAACCCGCGTAACAACCGGGGTCCACCCCAACTCATTTCTCACGCCTCTGGTGCCAGTATTGATCTTGAGAGATATATTGTTTACAACAATTTTGTCTCTTTTGGTTGGGCCCGAGACGATGGCCTGGGTGATTGCTTTGGTGGTGGTCTTTTTATTAAGAAGAACTTCCTCCTTTTCAATTACCACTACGTTGAAATTATTAAGCGTGGCCTTACTGAACCTGATGTTCAGGGCATTTGGGTCTCCGATTTTGCCCGAGAGACCTACTACATTGTCCCCTGTTCTTCTTTTGCTTCAGCTATCGAGTTGGGTGAAGAAACCGATGTTGCTATCGCACAAATTCCAATTCCTAATTGGAAGAATTATCGCGATATCACTAAGCATCTTAATACCGGTTTCAGAGAAGGCGTTGACAAAATTGCCATTGCCGTCCGCCTTCCCTCTCAAGATGAGAGGTTTGTTACTTATGGTGAGTTTATGGACCGACCGTCTCTTCCTATTGATGAAGGTAAGGACCGCCCCATCCGACACATGATTCGGTATATCAAATATACTGAGGTTCCCACCGTGCCTGGAGACTGCGGTGGACTTATCTTCGCGACTCACTCGTCTGTTCAGTGTCGCCTTATCGGCCAGCATTCTGCTGGAAATACCAAGGTTAGCATTGGCTCTGTCTTCCCCCGTGACGCAATTCTTGCGTATATTCGGGATCAGGAGACTAAGGAGCAATTGCAATCTCAGGCCGATGACTCCCAGGAGTCTGGCCTTCAAAGCCAAGATGCCATCATGGAAACTCTTAAGTCTAAAGGGTTTTCAGTTGTCGGTACCATTGAGCCGTATCCAAGCTCTCCTGGTATTAGCAATATTATTCCGTCCCGATTTGGTGGCTTCTATGACGACAATGGTGAATACCACGAGTCAGTCTTCCCCTCTACCAAAAAGCCCGCTCGTTTACGTCCTTATGAGTATGATGGCGTGGCTTATGACCCCCTTCTTACCGCGATCCTCAAGTACGCCCCTAAAGACCCTGACGTCGACGATGACATTATGGAGGCTACTTATCATTCCGTTCATAACCACCTTATCAACGTTTCCAACCAACCTAAGACTCGCCGCATTCTTACCCCTGAGGAGGCGGTCTATGGCACTGAGCTCATCCCCCTCAAGTGCCCCGACCGCGGTACCTCCTGTGGTTACCCTTGGAATGTTGCTACACCGCCTTATAAGAAGGTAGACTTTTTCCCCTCTCAAGGCGGATTTGGCTCCAAGTGGCCTGTCCTTAGAGATAGCGTTGAAAAGCTGGTTCGTGAGTGTGCTACTGGCTCTACTCACAACTACTCCGCCATATTTACCGACTTCCCTAAGGATGAAACTCTTCCTAGGGAGAAGGTGGATGCTGGAAAAGTTCGTCTTATTTCAGCATGCCCCATCCACCTTCTTTTGGCAGTGCGCATGTACTTCTCAGCCTGGACCAACTGGCTAATGGAGAATCGTATTGTCAATTCCATGTCTCTCGGTGTCGACGAAGTCGCTGACGGGAGATTCATCGCCCTAGACTTACAACGCGTCTTTGGCGCTCAGTTCTGTATCCCTGGTGATTTTAGTGGCTTTGACACCTCTATGTTCACTAAGATCATGATGTACGCCCTCCGTCACATTAATGCCTGGTACTCTGACGCCCATTCTGCTATACGTGAGGAAATGTTTAAGCTCATTTGTCGTTCAGTCCACATTTTCCGTGGAATTCTCTACATTTGGATTGGCAGCAACCCTAGCGGCCAGCCAATGACTACAGAACTTAACGACTTTATTAACATTTTTCTTTTTGTGTATGTCTTCACTGTCCTCACCTCTCACACAAACCTCGTTGCGACTGATTTTTGGTCGCACGTCGCTTTACAAGTTGGAGGAGATGACAATATTGGCTCTGTCGATGATTCTATTAAGGACATCTACAATGCGTTCACCATACGCGATGAGATGGCCAAAATTGGTTATCGGTTTACTCCCCCATCCAAGGGTGAAGTCCTCGTCCCATACCAATCACTTTCTGAGTGTGAGTTTTTGGGCCGTGGCTTCACCCCTCATTTCTTCCTGCACTTTGCCCGACCTTTACGGCTGAGTTCTCTACAGGAAGCGCCCCTCTGGACTAAGCGCGATATGTCTTCTGATAAGTTTACTTACGATACTATCGAACAAATGTCCCTTGAGGCTGCACTTCATGGTGAAGAGTACTTTAATTTCTTCACAAGCCGCATCGTGGCTAGATGTCGGCTTATTAGCTTTCCCATGCCCAAGTACACGGACTTTAAGACTGCCGAAATGGTCGCGTGTCGCATGCCAGCTACTTCGAAAAAGACCAGACAGGCGTCAACGCCGGAAATTACAGCGTCTGATTCAGCTCTTCGAAGTCAGGGCCTTGTAGTGAGCCCGCGGCTGTTCCGCAAATCGCTTTTTCCACCCTCCTCGTGATCATGATGCTGATCACGGGGATTCATAGCTGCATCACGACAACAATGGAATCCACCTCTATGTCTACGTCTGAAATTGCTACCGATGGCCAAATGACAACTGTTTGTACTGAAGAGACCGGTGCCGAGCCCATGTCAACCACTAATATGGTTGAGGATGGGTGTGTCGCCACCGCGTCGTACGCAAAACCTATTACTTCCTCTATCCTCGACACGGTAGATGCGGAGCGTCCTGATATCCTTCGATTTCTTGAAAAGCCCATAATTGTCGCCTCGGGTCAGATTACTAATGGTACGTCCACAGGCAACATTAGTTCTTGGAACCTCCCCGACGTTTTCTTCTCCACCAATATGGCCACTGACAAAATGAGTGGTGTTCTTGGTTGGAAGGGTGACTGTGAAGTTACTCTGCAAGTTAACGCTTCCCGCTTCCAACAAGCCCTTCTTCGGCTGGGCTTTTTCCCTTTCGCCACCTATAACGTTGAGACCCTCATGTTCAATGCCCGCATTCAGTCTTTCGCTTTGGTATCCCAGATGCCAGGCGTGTGGCTGGACGTTGGTACACAGACTGAGGTTAAGCTCATTGTTCCCTGGGTTAACATTTACAACTTTTTCCGCTTTCGCTCTACGAAAGGTTCCCTCGGTAAGTTGTTTCTGTTTCTCTTTTCACCACTCCAAACCACTACGGGTGGTGACCTCAATTTTGACTGGACCATTTGGCTTCGGCTTATCAATAGCGAAGTCGCCGGCGTGAACATGTCCAACGCGTTCTACGCTAGTCAGGCCCCCAATGTAGTATCGAAAGAATACAAAGGTAAGGTCTCTGGTCCGGCTATGGCCGTCGCAAAGGCGGCTAACCAACTTTCCCGGGTTCCCATGCTCAGTTCTATTATGGGGCCCGTCTCCTGGGCAGCCGACATCGTCTCTGGTGTCAGTTCTGCTTTTGGCTTTTCCGCAGCTCGTGACATGTCCTCTCCCACACCTGTTCATCCTAATGTGTTTAGAGGCATTACGAATTGCGACCAGCCATTTGGTGGCCAGTCTCTCACTGTCACCGCTGGTATTCAAACCCGTCCTTCCCCTGACGTCATGGTCACCCAGGAGGACGAGATGAATATCTCCTCATTTGCGCAGAGGTACTCCTTCTTCCAGCGTTTCACTTGGGCCTCAAGTGACGCTGTCAGTTCCGTCAAAACGTCCTTTGCCCTCCAGCCAGGTAATTTTTACGAGACAGTTTCTATCTCGGCTCATAATTACACGGCTTTCGCCCCTTTTGCCTACCTCGCTACTATGCACAAATATATGCGAGGTGGCATCCGCATGAAGATGATCATTCCCAAGACGACTATGCACTCTGGCCGCCTTATGATCGCCTATGCCCCTTATGCGAATGCCTCTGGCAAGCCCGCTCTCCCCGGTACGGCTGCCGTTCCCCTCGACACCTCTTTTATGCATCGTGCCGTTATTGATATTCGTGAAGAATACGAGTTCGAGTGGGAGATTCCCTACCAAAATATCAAAAACTGGCTTAACGTTGGTACGAATGGCACCTACGATCATTTAGGCGTCTTCTATATCTTCGTTCTTAACCAGCTTCGCGCCCCAGCTGCTGCCGCTCAACAAGTCGAATGCATACTCTTTGTCTCTGGTGCCTCTGACATCGAATATGCTATTCCCCGCTTCTCCTACGCGTATCCCATTCTTACGACACAAATGAAGCAAATCGAGTTGGGTACTGCTAAAGCTAAGCCCATTTCCACCAAATTCGCTGAGGAGTCCATTGGTGAGCAAATTACCTCGTTGCGCCAGCACCTTAAGCGTTTCGAGACCCTAGTTTCCTCCAATCCTCAAACTTTGGTGACTTTCCCGCTCGTCTCTGACTCCATACGTGGTACGTTCTTTAACCCATTCATGGAGATCACTCACAAGCCGGTTGCTGGCACTGGTATTATGCCTGCAAACGCTGACGGTCTTACCTATGGTCCCCTTACCTGGTACTCGTCAATTGTCTCATGTTTTGCTGTTAATACGGGTGGTGTCCGTTGGCGTGCTTTTACCGGCAATCCGACCCTTGGATTGTCGGTTGAGTACCCATACCTCCCTATTAACGCTACCAATCAAACTGTTCCCTATGGCTTTTCTACCCAAACAAACCAGCCCCACAATATTGCTATGGGTACCGCTTCCCAGGAACAGAAGTATGGTCCTAACATTCAGCTTATTACTAACTCCGCTGTGTCCAATACGCTGGAGTTTGAAATCCCCCAGTCCCTTTCAGTCAAGGGGCGTCTGCACCAGTCCCAATTTGTCAGCTCAGCGCCTGCTTGGTCTTCTGACATTGTTGACAGTGACCCCATGGATGAATTTGCGTTCCTTTCATGGAGTGAGGTCAATAGCACAGCTCCATGGGCCACGACTGCTTCCACTCCATCTGGTATGACATTCGATACTATTGTCCTCCAGCGTGCGGTTGCTGATGACTTTAACTGTTTCTACTTTGTTTCTGTTCCTTTGGTTGCAACAGGAAAGCAATCTATTAACGCACCCCTTAACCCTGGTCTGGAGGCCATGTTTTAAGTTACTTGTTTGGTTAACAACTGATCCTCTCCATTTACCGGCCGTTCCCTACGGACTAAGCCTTCCATTTGCTTGGATTACTATTCAGAAGCTTCCCTTAGGAATACTGAGTAGGACAGGCCTCTTGAGCCGATAGCTGCGGTCGGCGAGGGGGCGCCACCCACGTAACTAGTAAACGTAACCTCCACACCAATACACTATTGCCACATACCTATAAGAATCATTGAATAAGTCTGTGTCACCAATTATCATTTTATTACGAAATTTTCTCTTCCTGCACGTGCCGTCATAACACGTGCTGCTCCCCTATAAGTAGGTTTTTACTCCGGTCCCTTCCGGTTTTTCCCTGCTTGGATCTCAGGGTGAGACATTTTAAGTTCTTTG